TAGACTATCAGCCAAGGGATGTATTCCTGCCATTTCATGAGAGAACACAGCGATGGTCAGTTATCGTAGCCCATAGACGGTGCGGTAAAACAGTAGCTTGTATTAACGACCTTATTTACAAAGCACTCAATGAAAACAAGGAAGATGGCAGATATGCCTATATTGCTCCTTACTACAGCCAAGCTAAGACTATTGCGTGGGACTACCTATTAAAGTTCTCCCAGCCTGTTCTTGCTAAAGCCAATCAATCAGAGCTATGGGTAGAGCTAGTCAATGGAAGCCGTATAAGGCTATTTGGTGCTGATACAGGTGAGAATCTCCGAGGTTTATACCTTGATGGCGTAGTCCTTGACGAATATGCTGATATGAAGCCTTCAATATGGGGTTCTGTAGTCAGGCCGTTACTTTCAGATAGGGGCGGTTTTGCCACATTTATTGGGACACCAAAGGGACACAACCAGTTTTGGGATGTGTATAACAATGCTACTCAAGACCATAGTTGGTATGTCAAGACACTAAGAGCTAGTCAAACAAACCTATTGCCTGACTCAGAATTGGCTGATGCTGCCAAGATGATGAGCCAAGACCAATATTTACAAGAGTTTGAGTGCGACTTTGAATCAGCTATTTTGGGTGCGTTCTACGGTAAGGAGATGCGTCAGCTAACAGACCAAGGGCGTATTACCGATGTTCAGCATGACCCTATGTTTAAAGTGCATACAGCCTGGGACTTGGGCTATTCAGACGATACGGCTATTTGGTTCTTCCAAGTCATACATGGGGAAATCAGGCTATTGGACTACCATTATTCCAATGGGCAACCAGTAGCTTTCTATGCTGGAATTGTCCAATCTAGGGAAATAGAACGAGGCTATGAGTATGGCTACCATTACCTGCCCCATGATGCTAGAGCCAAGACATTAGCTTCCAATCGTTCAGTCATTGAGCAACTAGGCGATAAGCTGCCTATTAAGTCATTGCGTATAGTGCCTAACCTTGGTCTACAAGATGGCATCCAAGCAAGCCGTCTAGCCCTTACAAGAGCCTGGTTTGACCATAAGTGCGAAGATGGTATTGAGTGCTTACGCCAGTATCAAAGGGAATATGACGAGGACAAGAAGGTATTTAGGGATAAGCCAAGGCATGATTGGACATCTCATGGTGCTGATGCGTTCCGTTATCTGTCAATCGTATGGAAAGATGAAGCCAAGATTGTCACTAAAGAAGAACCAATTAGAGGCGTATTCGTTGGTAAAACTGATGTCACTATTAATGACCTATGGAAAGAAAACAAGACAAAAACCAACCAAAGGTACTAACTTTAGGTAAAATAAGACAACATTTCGCCAAAATCTTCAACATTAGGGCAACATTATGGCAAACGATAAAGCAACAGTAGACCACTCATATGAGGATTGGTACAAAACAATCATGGGCTATGAGCGCCAATATAAGCGTTGGGAAGCTAGAGCAGACAGAATCGTAAAGAAATACAAAGATGATTCACGATATGACCGAAATCCTAATGCTCGCTTCAATATCCTATGGAGCAATGTACAAACAATCCAACCTGCTATCTTTGCTAGACTTCCAAGACCTGATGTATCTCGTAGATTTAGGGACAATGACCCTATAGGTCGTGTAGCTTCAATGATGCTTGAAAGAGCATTGGAGTTTGAGATTGAGCACTACGGTGACTACAAATCTGCAATGAATAACTCAGTCCTTGACCGTCTTTTAGGTGGTCGTGGAGTGGCATGGGTTCGCTATGAACCTCATATTGTTGGCGAAATGGCTGACGAAGCTGACGGAGCACCTGATGATGGCTACCAAATTACCGAAGATTCAGATGAAGCAGAGACACCTGAAGGTCAAGAAATCGAGAATCAAGAGCGTATCGAATACGAATGTTGTCCAGTTGATTATGTCCATTGGAAAGACTTTGGTCACACGATTGGCAGAACTTGGGAAGAAGTAACAGCCGTATGGCGTAAAGTCTATATGAATCGCCCTGCATTGGTAGAGCGTTTCGGTGAAGATTTAGGCTACAAAATCCCATTGGACACCAAGCCTGAAGATTTAAAGCAATCCTATCGCCCCGGTGATGGTCAATATGAAGCCTGCGTATATGAAGTTTGGGATAAAGAAACTGGCAAAGTGCTATGGATTAGCAAGTCATTAGGCAAAATCCTTGAAGAACGAGATGACCCACTTGGTTTAGAGTGTTTCTTCCCATGTCCTAAGCCTTTGTATGCAACTCTGACTACTGACAGCTTAGAGCCAATTCCTGACTTTGTAATCTATCAAGACCAAGCTCGTGAGTTAGATACCCTTTGTGACCGTATTGATGGCTTGATTAACGCCCTTAAAGTGCGTGGCGTTTACGATGCTTCAAATGTAGAGTTACAGCGTTTATTCTCTGAAGGCGAGAATAACACCCTTATTCCGGTGAAGAACTGGCAGGCTTTTGCTGAGAAGCAAGGCATGAAAGGTGCTATTGACCTTGTAGATATTGCCCCTTTTGCTGCAGCTTTAGCCCAATGCTATCAAGCTATGGAGCAAGTCAAAGGTCAAATCTATGAGTTGATGGGTATTGCCGATATTCAGCGTGGACAGACTGACCCATCCGAGACATTGGGTGCTCAGATTATCAAGTCCAACAATGCTGCTGGTCGTTTAAAGACTATGCAACACGCAGTTGTAGACTTTGCTACTACCCTGTTATCTATCAAAGCTCAGATTATCTGCAACCATTTCACCGATGAGACATTGCTACAAATCTCAGGGGCTATGCAGTTAAGCCCTCAAGACCAGCAAATGATTCCTCAAGCTATTGAGTTGTTGAGAAACCAAGCATCTAAAAACTTCCGTATTGAGGTCACTTCTGACTCAATGATTTACCAAGATGAGCAACAAGAGAAGCAAGACCGTATGGCTTTCTTACAGGCTGTAGGCGGTTTCATGGCTCAAGCCGTACCGATGGTACAGAATGCACCTGAATTAGCTCCTATGGCTTTAGAAATGCTCAAATTTGGCGTAACAGCGTTTAAGGCTGGTAAACAGTTAGAAGGCATCATTGACCAAACGGCTGATGAGTTGCGTAACCAAGCTGAACAAGCTAAGGGCAAACCTAAGCCACCATCACCTGAAGTCATGAAAATGCAAATGCAAATGCAGATTGAGCAAGCCAAGATGCAAGCTGACCAACAGAAGATGCAAGCTCAGGCACAACTTGAACAGCAGAAGATGGCTGCTCAGATGCAGTTGGAGAAGGCTAAGCAAGAGTACCAAGCTCAAGAGAATCAGCTCAAATTCCAGTTGGAAGAACAACGCAACCAAATGGACAGAGAAATGGAAATGAAGGTTTCTCAGATGAAGATGATGACTGAGCGTAATACTCAGGTGCTCCTGGCCCATATTAACAACGGTGCAAAGATTGAAGTAGCTCGTATTAGCTCTGACGAATCTAATGGCGAAATGGCTTACATGACCGAACAGGACATGGCTAAGTCTATGGAATCACCAATGCAACCTATTGCCGATGCTATCGGTAGTGGAAATCAGCAGATGGCTCAAGCTATTGCAGCTTTAGTACAAACAATTAATGAGCAACATAATCGCCCTAAGACAGTAGTGCGTGGAGCTGACGGCAAAATCATCGGAGTTCAATAATGGCTATTACCGTCAAGCATAAGTTTGTAAGTGCAATACCTGACGGAGATGATTCCTCCCTTGTAAAGCCTAGTAATTGGAATGATACCCATGAGCTAACTGGACTTGGGACTATGGCTGAGCAAAACGCTAATGCCGTAGCCATCACCGGGGGAACAATCTCAGGAGTTGCGGTTACAGGCTATGTGCCTACAACTACGACTATTACTGCTGGTACAGGTCTTACAGGCGGTGGTGATTTATCTGCAAACAGAACGATTGCTCTTGCCAATACTGCAGTTACAACTGGTACTTATGGCAATGCTGCTCGTACCATTACTCAGACAGTAGACCAGCAAGGTCGTTTAACCAATATCTTTGACCAGCCTATTGCTATTGCAAACACTCAAGTAAGTGGTTTAGGCACAGCTTCTACTAAAGATGCTGGCGTAGCTTTGGGAGTTGCAACCCTAGATGCTGCAGGCAAAGTACCCATTTCAGAAATACCTGATTCAATCATAGGAGCATTAAGCTATCAAGGCACTTGGAACGCATCAACAAATACACCTACCCTTACCAGCTCAGTCGGTACTAAGGGTTACTACTATGTGGTTTCAGTTGCAGGAACAACAGACCTCAATGGAGTTACAGATTGGCAAGTTGGAGATTGGGCAGTCTATAACGGCACAGCATGGCAAAAGATTGACAACACAGACTCAGTTACAAGCGTAAACGGCTTTACTGGGGCAGTAGTATTAACTACTACCAACATTTCTGAAGGTACAAACGAATACTTTACAACTGCTAGGGCTAGAGCTTCTGTAAGTGCTGGCACAGGCATTAGTTATGACAACTCAACAGGAGTAATCACTAACTCTGCACCTGACCAAACTGTAGTCTTAACTGGAGCAGGTACTACATCCATAACAGGGACTTATCCTAGTTTTACTATTACAAGTAATGATGCTTATGTAGGTACAGTTACAAGCGTAGGCGGTACTGGTACTGTTTCAGGCATTACCCTTAGCGGTACAGTTACATCGTCAGGCAACCTTACATTGGGTGGCACTTTAGACTTGTCTAGCCCTCCTGCTATTGGTGGTACTGCTCCTAATGCAATTACAGGAACAACAGTCATTGCATCTACAGGCTTTGTAAGTGAGAACTATTTAGGATTGCCGGGATTAGGCGGTAACTTAAAGACCAATGGTGGCACAAGCCTATTGAACTGGGATGGCGGTGGTTCAGGGAATGTAACCATTAATGGCGGTTTGAACGCTAATCCTGCAAACAAAAACATCAGCATTGCCCCTACTGGCACAGGTACAGCAACAATTAACCCTGCTACTGCTGGCACAATGAATAACATGGTTATTGGTAACACAACACCTTTAGCCATTACTGGCACAACCATTACAGCTACTAAGTTTGTAGGCGTGTCAGGCGGTACATTCTAATGTTTCAAACTGCTTTTCAAGCTAACGCATTTCAAAATGATGCGTTTCAGATTGTCATTACCCCGGTAGAAAACCCTAGAGGTAAAGGTGGTGATGATGCAAGCTGGACTGCAGAAGAAAGAAAGCGGTACAAAGCATTACATAAGAAGCTAAAGAAAGCTGAAGAAGCTAGGATGGCTGCTCAAAAGGCAGACCAAGAAGCTCGTAAAGCATTCATTCGTGGTCAGATTGACCCACAAGTTAGTGAACAATTACTTGAGGTAGAATCTGCTGAGACAGTTGTAGAGGCAAAGCAAAAAGAAATCGTTAATTACGATGCTTTGATTGCTAACCTGCAAAGACAGTCACAAGATTTATATAATGCGGTATTGATTCGCCAAGCAAAAGAGCGTTTAGAGCAAGAGATTGCCATACTAGAAGCTAAACGATTGGCTGAATTAGATGACGAGGAAAGCATTTTAGCGTTGTTTTTATAAGGAGAAAGCGTGATTACTTACGCAGAACTGGTAGCAAAAGCATGACAGCTTACAGACAGTACAAAAAAGGCGTAGACCTATTGCATATGGGTCATTTCCAAGCAGGATTCCGTCTATATGAGTTCCGTTGGCATCCATTGGTGATGCAAGCAACTGGCGAAAACTGGCAAAAGTGGATAAAAGCCCCTAAATGGGATGGTGAACGCTTATTTGGTAAGCATATTACTGTCCAAATGGAGCAAGGATATGGTGACATTATCCAATTTGCTCGATTCCTACCTATGCTCAAGGCATGGGGAGCTAAAACTCTTAGCGTAATGTGCCATGAATCTATGATGCAGCTCTTGGGAACGATGGATTGTATTGACTACATCTCATGTTCTAAGACTGAAGGAGCACCACTAGAGGCAGATTACTGGATTGGCTCAATGTCCCTTCCTCACTTTGCTACTTATGCCCCACCTTTTGTAAAACAGTCATTCCCAATCACAACTCAGAAGATTGTTGGCTCAGAAGGCTATTTTGAGGCTAAACCATCCAATATTGAACGCAAAGTAGGGGTAAATTGGTCAGCATCTAACGGCCCATTGCACTACACCAAGTCAATTCCACTAGAAACTATGCGTGAGCTGGTCGGTGACGATGTTTATTCCCTCCATGTAGAGCAAGATGACATATTTGACCCATTGCCTAACGATGGATGGAAGCGTAACTTTTACAAAACAGCCTGCCATATGAAAGCTATGAAAGCGGTAGTAGCACCTGATACAGCTACTGCTCATTTAGCTGGTGCATTGGGAGTTAAGTGCTTTTTACTACTTCCTGACCATGATTACATCTGCTGGCGTTGGAAAAACGCAACATGGTATGACTCAGTTGTACCGTTACGCAAAGAAGAATGGCATTTATTACCTAGTCTTTTGGAGGAACTATGATTGTTAACATCAAGCACACCTGCAAGCTCTGTAACAGCGAATATGAGACACCTGACCGTAGCCAAATGTCAGATAAAGAGTATTACCTGACCTTTTGGAGTTATGAACTAGGTAGTCCTGAAGCAGAGCAGGCATGGAAAGAGAAGGAAGAAATGACCTACCGGGAAGCCCCAATGGTCATATCTGATATTCAGCCTTACATTTCGCAGGTAGATGGCTCAGTAATTGAGAGTCGGTCTAAGCACAAAGCACACCTAAAACAGCACAGAATGATTGAATTAGGCAACGATGTACCAAAGCAGCACAAGCAAGTAGATATGAGCACCCAATCCAAAGATGCTAGAAAACGGCATATTGCGGAGCAGGTGTACCAAAAACTGAATTACAGATAACCCTGAAAACTTAGGAGAGCACCATGTCAGAAGAACAATTAGACCGTAGAGAATTATTGATGCAAGCTATGGAATCTGCAGAAGAAGGCACTTTAGAAGTCCCTGAAGATAAGCCTTTAGAAGTAGAAGCCACAGACGATATAGCTGAACAGGCTCGTAACGAAAAGGGACAGTTTGCCAAAGAGGAAGAAGAAGCCCCTCATATGGAAGCTGACTCCCATGATGATGAGCCTGTAGAAGTAGAGGAAAAGCCTGCCCTGCAAAGACCTACGACATGGAAGAAAGAATATCTACCTATTTGGGATAAGCTAACTTCAGGTGAGCAACTCACTAAAGAAGAAGGCATTAAGCTGGCTGAGTATGCTGGAGTACAGCGTGAGACAGAGTTTAAGCGTGGAGTTTCTACCTACAAAGCTGAAGCTGACCGAGCCAAGCCATTAATTGAAGTAATTGCACCGATTGAGAAGAACTTAACTAGCCGGGGAATCAACCCTGTGCAGTATGTTCAGAACTTGGTACGAGCAGAGCAAATCCTGTCAAATGCTCCTTACCAACAAAAAGTTCAAATATTTCAACAACTCGCAGCAGATTATGGAATACAATTAAACAATGAAGGTCAGGCTCAACAGCTTGACCCTTATACGCAGCAACTGATGAACCAGTTAAATCAGGTAAATCAGGAAGTTTCATCTATCAAAGGTAGATTTGCCCAAGAGGAAAATCAACGCTTAATGGGTGAAATTGAAAGAGTACGGAGTGATGTGGAGAAATACCCTCACTTTGATGTGGTAAGGGAAGAAATGGCTCAACTACTTGAGCTAGGTAAGGCCCAAGACCTCGAAACAGCTTACAAGAAAGCTGTGCGTATGAATGATGATGTATGGGCATTGGAACAGGACAGACTCCTGAAAGATGCCAAACAATCAGCAGTCAAAGCACAACAAGTACAGAAAGCGAAGGCTGCAGCAGTTAGTCCTCGTTCCGTTACACCTAGCGGAAAAGTGAGTGATGGTGCAGATAAAAAGGATAGACGAGCTTTATTGTCCGAGCAATTAGGCGAGGCATTAAGCCGTAGGGTTTAACTAGCCAATTTTGGCAATTTTTTAACTAAGGATATATCATGGCATTCGCTAACTCAGCAATTACCGATATTATCGCTACCACTATTCAAAGTCGTAGCGGTGAATT